GTCATTAACGAATACAAAGCAAGGATGTTAGCGTCTCCAAAGTCAAGAAAGGTACTTGATACTATCTTTGACGCAGCTCTTGACCACGATCATAAGAATCAAGCAGCAGCATGGAAACTTGTTATGGACAGGATTCTTCCTGTTGCAGCATTTGAGAAGGATATTGTTAAGGATGGTGGACGTAATGCCATTCAGATTAACATTAGTGGTGTTGGTGCGGTAGATGTAAGTGAACCTACAGTTATAGAAGGCGAAACAGTCGATTCTTCGCTAGGAGAAGTAAATGAGTCTTAAGCATTTTACACGCGAAGAGTTTGATTGTCAGGTTACTGGCACTAATAACATGGAGATGGAGTTCTTAGAGAAGCTTGACGAGTTACGGGCGTACTGTGGTTTTCCTTTTGTAATAACAAGTGGGTATAGGCATCCTACGATGCACCCTATAGAAAATAAAAAAGAAGTACCCGGTACGCATGCCCAAGGGATCGCGGCAGATATAAAAATAACAAATGCCGCTGATCGCTTTAGTCTTGTAAACAATGCGTTAAAGCTAGGTTTTACAGGAATAGGCGTTGCTTCTGACTTTGTTCACGTTGATACTCGTGGTACTACACCTGTTATCTGGATATACTAATGTACTATACTAAACACGCTACGCTTACCGACAATACGCTAACAACTATACTGACTATCCCTAACGGATACGTTGTGTACGTTAACTATGTGTACGTTGCTAATCACGGTGGTAGCACAAACAGCGTTGATCTTAAGTGGACAAACAGTTCTGACGTAGATCAAATGTATTTGCTTGACGGCACAAGTATTAACTCAGGAAACAGAGAGATACTTGGCGGTCAATCAGATGCGCCTATTTTTGTTTTGCACAACGGAGATATCGTAAAGGCTCAAGCGTCTCAGGCGTCGAGTAATGTTGAAGTGTCGCTTACGTTTAAGCTGGTAGAGCAGTCACAAGCGTTTAGTAACTTTAATGGATCTTAATATAGAACTACTGCCTTGGCAACAGGATGTCTGGGCAGACAATGTAAGATTTAAAATAGTAGCTGCTGGACGACGTACAGGCAAGTCTAGGTTAGCAGCATGGATGTTAATAGTTAACGCACTACAGGCAGACAAAGGTCATGTATTTTACGTCGCACCTACTCAAGGACAAGCCAGAGACATCATGTGGCAAACCCTGCTTGAGCTGGGCCACCCTGTTATCAGTGGCAGTCATATCAATAATCTTCAAATTAAGCTTGTTAACGGAGCCACAATCAGCCTCAAAGGTGCTGACAGACCAGAGACAATGCGAGGTGTCAGCCTCAAGTTTCTAGTCATGGACGAGTACGCTGACATGAAGCCAGAGGTGTTTGAGCAGATCTTGAGACCTGCCTTGGCTGACCAAAAAGGATGTGCAATGTTCATAGGCACACCTATGGGGCGTAACCACTTCTATGAACTTTACAAATATGCGGAGTTAGATGATGACCCTACGTACAAAGCTTGGCATTTTACATCTTACGATAATCCTTTATTGGACCCGTCAGAAATTGATATTGCTAAACGCAGTATGTCCAGCTATGCGTTCCGTCAAGAATTTATGGCGTCGTTTGAAGCTCGTGGGTCAGAAATGTTTAAAGAGGACTGGGTATCTTTTGACGAGGATAAACCTGAAGTAGGAGATTATTACATTGCCGTTGACTTGGCTGGCTTTGAAGAGGTCAACAAAAAGAAAACAAAAAGTTCTAAGCTTGACGAGACAGCGATTGCCGTGGCTAAGGTCAGTGAGCATGGTTGGTATGTTGACAATATCATATACGGTCGATGGACACTTGACGAAACAGCAGCTAAGATATTTCAGGCCGTTAGAGATTACCGTCCCGTGTCGGTTGGAATCGAAAGAGGTATTGCTAAACAGGCTGTAATGTCTCCTTTGCTAGACATGCAAAAAAGATACGGTATGTTCTTTAGAGTAGAAGAGCTTACTCACGGTAACAAAAAGAAGACCGACAGAGTAATGTGGGCGTTGCAAGGACGTTTTGAAAACGGTTACATAACACTAAACACGGGAGAGTGGAATAGTAAGTTTCTTGATCAACTATTTCAGTTTCCTGATCCTTTAACCCACGATGACTTGATAGATGCTTTAGCATACATCGACCAGTTAGCTAATGTGGCTTACGACTACGAATACGAAATCGAAGACCACGAAATCTTAGACGTAGTAGCAGGATATTAATATGACAGATTTATATGAAGCAGATCCGTTAATGATCGAAGAATCTCTTGAGGATTGGATCATTACAAAATGTGAAGATTGGAGGGATTACTACGAAAGTAACTATGAACAGAGATTTGAAGAATATTATAGATTGTGGCGTGGTCAATGGGATCCTGCTGACAGCCAGCGTGGGTCTGAGCGTTCCCGTATTATTTCTCCTGCACTTCAGCAAGCAGTTGAGTCTAATGTAGCGGAACTAGAAGAGGCTACGTTTGGTCGTGGTAAGTGGTTTGATGTAAGCGATAATCTTGGCGACACAGAGCGTCAGGATGTTTTGTTTTTAAGAAAAAAGCTAACTGAAGATTTTGAAGACTGCATGGTACGTAAGGCCGTTGCTGAATGTCTTATTAATGCTGCTGTGTTTGGTACAGGCATTGGTGAAATTGTAATTGAAGAAATGAAAGAGATGGCTCCTGCTACTCAACCTGTTATGGGTGGAGACTTACAAGCAGTAGGCGTTAGCATGACAGACCGTGTAAAGGTAAAGCTTAAGCCTGTACTGCCTCAGAATTTCTTGATTGATCCTGTAGCTACTTCTGTTGATGATGCTATGGGCGTAGCCGTTGATGAGTTTGTTAGTCGTCACCAAGTAGAACTACTACAAGAACAGGGAGTATACCGTGACACTTATGTTGGTCCTGCCGCTTCTGATACTGACTTGGAACCTGATCAAGACCTAACAATTTATAACGACGACAAAGTACGTTTGACTAAGTATTATGGTTTAGTGCCACGAGAGCTTCTAGAATCCGCTGTGAGCGACGAAACAGAAGAGCTGGTAGAGGAAGAAGAGTCTAAGTCAAAGTACGTAGAAGCCGTTGTGGTGATCGCTAACGGTGGTATCCTTCTTAAGGCTGAAGAAAACCCTTACATGATGCAAGACCGTCCTGTTGTAGCATTCCCTTGGGATGTTGTTCCCGGACGTTTCTGGGGTCGTGGTGTATGTGAAAAAGGTTATAACAGTCAAAAAGCACTTGACACAGAGCTACGCGCACGTATTGATGCTCTTAGTTTAACTATTCACCCAATGATGGCTATTGACGCAACGAGACTTCCACGAGGCGCTAAGCCTGAAGTACGTCCCGGTAAGATGATTCTAACAAACGGAGATCCTCGTGAAGTTCTTCAACCATTCAACTTTGGTCAAGTTAGCCAGATTACTTTTGCTCAGGCCGGAGCCTTGCAGCAGATGGTACAGCAAGCAACCGGAGCCGTGGACTCAGCCGGAATTGCTGGCAGCGTTAACGGCGAGGCTACTGCCGCTGGTATTAGTATGTCTCTTGGCGCTATTATCAAACGTCACAAGCGCACACTAATCAACTTCCAACAGTCTTTCTTGATTCCATTTGTTAAGAAGGCTGCTTATCGTTACATGCAGTTTGATCCTGAAAACTATCCTGTAGCTGACTACAAGTTCAATGCTAGCTCTACTCTGGGCATCATTGCTCGTGAGTACGAGGTAACTCAGCTTGTACAGTTGTTACAGACTATGGATCGACAGTCACCGCTGTACAACACATTGATCCAAAGCATCATTGACAATATGAACTTGTCTAACCGTGAAGAACTTATTGCGGCTATGCAACAAGCTATGCAACCTAACCCTCAAGCACAGCAGATGCAACAACAAGCACAGCAATTGCAAATGCAGTTCCAGCAGTCTCAGACAGCAGCACTGGCAGCGCAGGCTCAAGAGTCTAACGCTAGGGCTACCAAGCTTGCAGCAGAAGCAGCAGTTGTTCCTCAAGAGCTTGAGATTGACAAGATCAACGCTATCACACGTAACCTCAAAGAAGGTGACCAAGACGACAGAGAGTTTGAGCGTCGTATGCGTGTAGCAGAAACATTACTCAAAGAGCGTGAAGTACAAGCAAGGGAGAAAGGAACCCAACAAGTAGAAAAGCGTGACGAAGAAACACGTCAAGCTGAACAAATGTTGATGCAACGTCTTAACCAAGAATGAACGTGGACTTAAAACTTACAGCCCTCTACGACAAACTACTGTCTAAGATACAGGCAGTAGAAGCTATTCGTGGTGAAAAGGGTGACAAAGGGGATCCCGGACCTACAGGTGAAAAAGGACCTAAAGGCGACAAGGGTGATATAGGTGTAGGTAAAGACGGCAAGGACGGTGTTGACGGTAAGGACGGAGCAGACGGTTCTAACGGGGAAGACGGAGTAGGCGTTCAGGACGCCACAGTGGACTTTGACGGGCATTTAGTGTTAACCCTTACCAACGGTGAGGAAGTAGACGCAGGCTCTGTGAAGGACATTAACGAGGCTCAGGCACCCAATGTGTACAACATCTCTATGGGCAGCATGGCTAGTCGTGCAGATCTTAAAAACGCTAATGCTAGGATTATCACAGCTAACCATACAACAGGTGGTTCTGAGATTCTTAAGGTTACTGCTGGTGTTGTTATCAACCTTAGAGAACATCCGCAGGATCGTGAGACAGTTATTGTCAACTGCCGTACAGACGATAGGATAGACATTGTAGGTGAGATCAACATTGTCAACATGTCTTACTACGACGTAGCTAAATACAACATCAATGAGTATGGCGCTAGAAGTATTATTGTTGAACAAGACGACACAACATTGCACTTGGTGTACATCCAAGAATTTAAAGAGTGGTTGGCAATCTAATGAGTTACATACCACAATCCAGAGCAGACTTAGGTATAGCGCAGGCGTATGAGGTTTCAGGTAGTCATACTACTTCTGGGACTGAGATACTACGGTGCAGTGCAGACGTAGACATAGTGTTAAACCCAACACCTAAAGATCGTGAAACAGTGATGGTAAAGCTGACTACAGCTAACACCGTAAAAATCATAGGTGATATTAATATTACGTCTTCTTCTTCTTTCTTTAACATTGCCCAATACAACATAGATGAATTTGGCAGTACAACAGTAACAATCAACACACCAGACACTACGGTTATATTAATATATGTTCGTAAGTTTGGAGAATGGTTCCCTTATAACTAAGGATAAAACATGTTAACAAACACTGAGTTTCAAATGTTCTTAAATAGAATGCAAGATATGGTAAGCCCTTTAGAAGAACGAATAGAAGAGCTAACAAAGAAAGTAGAGGAATTACAAAATGCCAGCAAAGAAAGACCCAAGACTAGCACGGGCGGGCGTAAGCGGGTTCAACAAGCCAAAGAGGACTCCTAGTCATCCTAAGAAGTCTCATGTAGTTGTTGCTAAGGAAGGCGACAAAGTTAAGACTATTCGTTTTGGTGAGCAAGGTGCTAAGACAGCAGGTAAGCCTAAAGCAGGCGAGTCTGACCGCATGAAGAAAAAGCGAGCATCGTTCAAAGCACGACACGCTAAGAACATTTCTAAAGGTAAAATGTCAGCAGCTTATTGGGCTGATAAGGTTAAATGGTAAAAACTTAAACTTACAGCCGTGAGGCTATAGCACGTCGAGATGACGTTAGGAGAACACAATGCAAAAGTTATTAGTAGCGGTAATGCTGCTGTCTTTACAGGCATCAGCTAACACCAAGATTCTCGTTGAGAAAGCAGATCAACAGTACGTAGTAGTCCCGGACTGTGCAGTAGCTGAAGACGTAACTCAAGTAACACTCCGGTGGCTTAGAGTAGGCGCACCAATATACATGAATCACCAAGGGCGACAAGTCCGGTGTACAATTGAAGACTACTATCAAGTAAGGAGTTAACTGTGAAGGTTAATGCACCTAAAGGCTATCACTGGATGAAGTCCGGTAAAGAATACAAGCTGATGAAAGATCCATCTCAAGGCTATAAGCCGCATAAAGGCGCGACTAAGTCAGCGGATTTTGCAGTTCAAAAGGTTCATAAAAAGTAAGGAGAGTGTTATGCCCGGATACGGAATGAAATCAACTAAGCCAAAGAAGAAGCCAGCTATGCCTAAGCGTAACGGGCGTATGCTTACTAACAAGAAGAACAAAAAGAAGAAGTAGTCATGGCTAAAACAAAAACTAGTCCTAAACCTAAAAACAAAGCATTGTATGCTCGTGTTAAGGCAGAAGCTAAACGTAAGTATAAAGTTTGGCCTAGTGCTTATGCTTCAGGCTGGTTGACTAAAGAGTATAAGAAACGTGGTGGCACTTATGAGTAAAGCCGAAGGTGGATTAACTAAGTGGTTTAACGAAAACTGGGTGGATGTTAAAACAGGTAAGCCTTGTGGACGCAAGTCAGCTACCAAAAGTAAACGTCCTTATCCTTCTTGTAGACCTAAAGCAGTTGCAGCTAAGATGACCGCAGCAGAAAAGAAGTCATCAGCTAAACGTAAAACAGGACCTGCTAAAATTAAACACGCCGTCACAGCTTCTGGACGTAGAAGAAAAACTACAAAAAAAGCTTGACATTCTTTTAAAAACATGATATAATAATAATATAGTTAGATAACTTTAGAGAAACTTATGACACCCGAGCTTGAAACTTATTTCGACAATTATAACGAACTCTTCAATTCTGAAGGTTTCAAACAACTCGTACAAGAGCTTTCTAGTAACGCAACTCAGTTAGCAGATATTCAAACAGTAAAAGATCAGGAAGATTTATATTTCCGTAAAGGTCAAGTAGCTGCTTTTGCAACTGTTATCAACCTACAAGGTACTATTGAAGCAGCGCGTGAACAAGCAGAAGCTGAAGATCAAGAGCCTGTAGATGTATAAAATATATGACTTCCGTTGTACTAACGGTCACGTCACTGAAGAATTTGTAGAAGCCACTGTCACAGAAAGTAGGTGCAAAATTTGTGGTAGTGTTTCTACAAGAATGGTATCTGCCCCGTCTTTCCACCTTAATGGTTCCGATGGTTCATTCCCCGGAGCGCATATGAAATGGGTTAGGGAACACGAAAAAGCAGGTAGAAAATAAACATCTCCACAATGATTATAATCACGGAGTTTAATAATGTCACGAGCAATGATTGTAGATCCACAACCTGAAGAGGAAAACGTGGACGAGATCGAAACCAACGAAGTTAACGAGATTCAACAAGAAGAAGAAGTTGAGCAACCTCAAGTAGAAGAGTCAAGCTTACCCGATAAATATCAAGGTAAGTCTTTAGAAGACATCGTTAAGATGCACCAAGAAGCTGAAAAGCTTTTAGGTCGTCAGTCTTCTGAAGTGGGCGAACTTCGTAAAGTCGTGGATGATTACATTAGTAGTCAAACACAATCAGCACCTCAACCACAAAATGTTGAGCCTGAAGACGATATAGACTATTTTACAGATCCTCAAGCGGCTGTCAACCGTGCTATTGAGAATCATCCTAAGATACGTGAAGCTGAAGAATACAGTTCAAACTATAAGAAACAGTCTGCTCTTGCGGAGCTTAATAATAAGCATCCAGACATGCAAGAGATTTTAGGCGATCCTAAGTTTGCTGAATGGATTAAAGCTTCAAAGATTAGGACTCAGTTATTTGTAGCAGCTGACCAACAGTACGATGCTGATTCTGCTGATGAACTCTTCTCACTCTGGAAAGAACGGAAGCAAGTTGTAAAGCAAACTGCTAATGTTGAAAAACAAGAGCGTAAGCAACAACTGAAATCAGCTAATACAGGTAATGCACGAGGCAGTGCTGAAGGGACACGTAAAAAAGTATATCGCAGGGCCGACATTATTAAACTAATGAGAACAGACCCCGAGCGTTACCAATCCTTGTCAGAAGAGATACTGACAGCATACGCAGAGGGTCGTGTAAAATAATCTAGGAGATTATCATGGCTACTGTACCATATCCCGGCGCCACCGGAATTACCGGCAAAACTGAAGCAGGAACTTTCATCCCAGAAATCTGGAGCGATGAGATCATTGCTGCTTACCAGAAGAACCTCAAGATGGTTCCTCTTGTAAAGAAGCTTGGCATGACAGGCAAGAAGGGCGACAAGCTCCACATCCCTAAGCCTACTCGTGCTGACGCAAGTGTCAAGGCTGAGAACGCTGCTGTTAACATTATTGCTAACACAGAGAGCGAAATCCAAGTAGACGTTAACCGTCACTTTGAATACTCACGTCTTATTGAAGACATCGTAGAAGTACAAGCACTTAACAGCCTCCGTCAGTTCTACACTGAAGATGCTGGTTATGCTCTTGCTACTAAGATCGACACTGATCTTCACGCTGTTGCTACTGGCTTCGGTGACGGAACAATGACTCTGTCTCCAACTGCTACTAGCTACCAGACCAGTGCTGCTTTCTTCAACAACAACGGCACTACTGCTGCGTTTACTGGACAAGCACTCCCATCTAACACTGAGTTCAGTGACGGATTCTTCCGTGACATGATCCAGAAGCTTGATGACAACAACGTACCTATGGAAGATCGTTGCCTTGTTATTCCTCCTTCTGCTCGTAACTCAATCATGGGTATCGACCGCTACGTGTCTTCTGACTTCGTATCTGGTCAAGGCGTTCAGTCTGGCCTCATCGGTAACCTCTACGGTGTAGACGTATACGTGTCTAACAACTGTGCAACTATTGCTTCAGGCAAGCGTGCTGCTCTGTTGTTCCACCGTGACGCTGTTGTCCTTGCAGAGCAAATGTCTGTACGTTCACAGACTCAGTACAAGCAGGAGTACCTCTCAACTCTGTACACTGCTGACTGCCTCTACGGTGTCCAAGCATACCGTCCAGAAGCTGGTTTCATTCTGGCTGTCCCAGCCTAAGAAACTCTCGGGGGGTCTTCATGGCCCCCTTCTTCTTTTTTGATTTAGCTAGGCAAGAGGAAACTTAGCCATGTCCAACTACACAAAGACCACTGACTTTGAAGCAAAGGATTCCTTGCCGTCTGGTGACTCAGGTAAGATCATCCGTGGCTCAGAGTTTGAAACAGAATTTGACAATATCGCAACAGCGATTGCCTCTAAGTCAGACGCAAACAACCCAACATTCACAGGCACCGTTACTATTGACGGGCTTACTGTCAACGGCAATACAGTTTTAGGCAACGCCGCTACAGATACCGTAACCGTTACGGCAGACATTGCTTCTAACCTTATCCCTTCTGCTGACGACACCTATAACTTAGGAGCAGTCGGCGCAGAGTGGAATGATCTCTTTATTGATGGCACAGCCAACATTGACAGTCTTGTGGCTGATACTGCTGACATTAACGGCGGTACGATTGATGGTGTAACCATTGGTGGCACTACGCCTGCGGCAGGTAACTTCACGACAGGCTCGTTTACTGGAAACGTGTCATTCGGTGACAACGACAAGGCTATCTTCGGTGCTGGCTCTGACCTACAGATTTATCATGATGGTGGAAATAGCCGCATACTAGAAAATGGAACA